ATCTGACTCAAGGGAGCAGCATCAGAATTTTTTTCAGAATCAACAATAGCAATTAAACCCCAATCACTAAGTAATTGAGCAATGCGATTACGGCGTTGTATATCATTAACAAAAAGATTTGCAGTTTTACCGTCAAGAGCAAATAACTCTTTGAAGTGAACGATATAATACTTGCCTTGCTTATGTAAAATATGACAGGACTGATAAATCTTTTTTTCTTTACGAGATGCAACTCCAATACGTGTTAGAGTTTCTCTTACTTTAAGGAAGTCATCTGGTTCCTTTAGAGTGACTTCAATCATTTGGTCAGATGACCATTTGTACTCTAGATCTTCACTCATTGTTTTCCTCCAGTATTCATCTTTTGTTTAATAAAATCAATTTGATCTTCGGTTAGAATTTTAAGAGCACTTCTAGCTTTTTCATCATTATACTGATAGTATTTTTTGATAAGGTCTAAAGTGTCATGTTTTTCTTTTCGCATCCAAGGAGAAAATCTTTTCCTAGGTCTCACAATATTTATAAAAAAATCATATTGCATCTTTTTTGAAAGATCTGGATGAATGTTCATCTCATTGGCAATCAATACCGTATCAATGAAACCAGACATACACTTGTTAATAATAAATGGAGGATATTCTTTTTCTAATCCAAAATTTTCATCAAGAATATTTACTTTGGATTGATTGATTGAATTGAGCCAGTCTTTGAGTTCCATTAATTAAATACAGCAGTAACACCAATAATTGTGACACCAGGATTACGTGCAGTTGCAATCTTCCTAGCGTCTTCATAATCTCTCGCAATGTATTGTTCTTTAAAAACAATACCTGCTTTGTACATACTTACTTCACACTTCATCAATCCAACAATAATAAGGAGTAGAATCTATTGTATCATAGATATTTTTATGTCTGAGCAAAGCTCTCCGGTAGGGACCAAACTTAATTCCCCTACCCCAACCAAGATTAGTTTCATCTGAATTAAATAATTCTAGTTTAGTAAGTTGACCTTTCTTTTTAATAAATGAAATAAGTCTTTCAGTTACATCAGATTGAATATATTTTTGACGACTAATCATATCATCTATATAATCACTCACAGTTTTAATCGTATTTTTATAGATAAGATTTGACTTCATATATTTTTGAGATATATTAGACATCTCATTACGATACACATTATCGTCAAGATACATATTCAACAATCTAACAGCTTCAGAATTATCAGTAAAGAAATCTGCAGTAGGATTTAGTTCCTGATAATAATCAGCATCGTACATAATATATGGACATCCATTCATAATACCATCAGTCGTTGAAACGCTCCATCCGCCATAAACTTGTTTAGGAGAAAGACCTACTCGGCATTGTTGTAGCGTTTCATAGTAACGTTCTTTATTAAACCTCCCCGTAGTAATCCAACTTTTATTTGATTTTTGTAACAATGGTATCCATACGGTAAAGTCTTGTCTGACTTTTCGGAGAGACTCTAGAATTTTCATAAAGTTACCAAAGTCTTTATAAGTATCAGGTCTATGATTAAAGACTATTAGTTTATCAGTATTTTTATTTGGTTCTACAATATTATACTCTTTAACACCAGGGTAGTGAGGAACTAAAATATCATCAAGTTTAGAAATAGTTCCTTTATTAAATACTTCAGAAGCTTGATTCAATACAAGATTTTTTTGACTTTGTGTATTCAGATAACAACGTTGCATCTCAAGGAGACCAAGAATATTTTGATTAAAACTTGGTTGACTCCAAGCAACAACTTCTTTGAGATCAAACCAATGACAGTATCCAAAGTAAGAAGGGCTGTGGTGTGTTACATTACTAATTACATTTTTAATTGCATGAGTATGTTCTGGAAGATGTGAGAATACTAGATCAATATCAAGATCATGAGTAACTAGTTTCTTGAAATAATTTACATCAAAGTGCGAACGCATTGTAGGGGGATACGTTGGTACTTTCATAGTAATAAATTTAGTATTAGGAAAATTTAGTATCTCCAAAAACTCTGGAAGGACCAGATAAAAAAATAAATCAGTACGAATTTTATTAAGCTCAGTGATCATATTTGCGATCACTTGAATATAACTATCCTTCATTAAATCCGTAGAAAACGTAATGTTTGGATAAACTAAAATTCGTATAGTCTTTTCATATTTTTGGTCTGTATAAAATTTGGTAAGAGTCATCTGATAATGTCAATAGTGTTCATAGTATTAGAATTCCAAACTTCAATATCTGTTCTCAGATAATTTTCACTAACAAGTTTTTGGTAACGATTAGAAGCTTTTCGTTTCCACCATTGTACCATATTTTCTAGATAAAATTTATCAAAGTTTTGTTTGTTTGGAATTAGTGTTTCAGTTTTACCAAGTATAACGTCTTTAGCATTTTCATATCCATAGTCAGACATATAAAAACGTTTCTGTGTTGTCACATCCTGTTTAGATTTAATGAATGCAACAAACTCTGTATATAAATCTGGGTAATATTGTTTGAGTGAATTCTTGATGATAGAAATCATCTTGGTTTGAATTTTGAGTTTGCGACTAGAAGCACCTTTATGAATCAAAGGACCACCATTCCTCTCAATAAACCACTTACTCAGATCATGATAGATGAAGTCTGGAAGAGTCAACAGAAATTTAGATTCTGTATCTCCACGATAACGAAGATATGGCTTTAAACCATCGTATTGACTTATTCCTTTTATATTACCATACAACGATGTTGTCTCAAACAAACACATTTCTGTATTATATTTTTTGTTTAACATCTCACGAACTTCATGACTACAACAGATCAATGATAGAAGTTTACCACCAAGATAGTTGAACCCAAACGGTTGAGTGGGAACAATGATGAATCCCATGATCGCACGCTTATTAAAGATGGTGAGGTCTGGAACCCCTCCTAACCACTCGTTACGGGGTTTGGAGTTGATGATGGGAGAACCCAGTTTGATGAACCCTACAGCGGTGCCTGTAGTGGTCTCCTGGATCATCAGTTTCATCTCTTTACCAGGTGCTTCCTCATAGGTAAATGATGCAGTCATTTCCAGAAGAGTATTGAACGTGCTATGATCTGGTTGAACAATACGAAAGTTCATGTCCTCAGGATGCATGGAGAAATCCTGAAACAAATCATCTTCATGAGACAGTCCAAAGAGAGTTGGTGGAATCTCTTTAATACGTTCAATTTTTTTCATACGAAAGAAATCATCAATACGGTTGATAGAACCGTAAGCTTCATTAATCTTACCGTATGCGTATAGAGTATCTTCTGGACTAAGAATCATTGGTATAGTTTTTCTAGAGCATTTTGTGTCTGTAACATTGATGTAGAGTAAGACTTTTCATTCCTACCTTTCCCATCAACTTCAACATTCATCAGAGGTGAATATCCATATTTTAATGTATAACCAAGAATTTGTCTATGCTCTTCCATTATTTGCCAACCTTTCATGGCATTATCAGGAAGAGATTTCCTTGGTAAGGTTAGTCCCAACCATAGTACATCCTCAAAGACACCACCATTCAACACAGAGTCTCCATACCCATATGCATCAATAAAGAGTTGATATTTTCTCTCGATTGTTTTACCAGTAGTAAGAGGTTTGTGATGTGTGGTCATTCTCTTGTGAAGATGACTTCTGAATTTACCCTTTATACCATTCTGTTTATCGAAATAATTGCCGCCAGATTCTCCGATATAAACACATCCTTTGAATTCATACGGCAATTGATAATCTTCTGGTTTTGATTTATTCCAAACAAGACCATAGACACTACCTTTCATACCAACAACATCACAAAATTTATGATAGTCACTGAATCGACACCAGATAGTTTTCCAGGGAGTTAGTTCAATCATTTGACAATTAATTTGTTGGCGGGGGTTACAATTTTACTAAACATTTGATTGTATTGATTTACAATATCTTCTGCAACCTCTGCAACATAAACCACAAAGTTTTTATTTACAGGTAAAATTTTATCTGATCTTGATACAATAGGAGACCAAGGAGCAAACCCAAGTTTACCCTCACCTGTAGGAATTGCTACAATAGCATCCTCTATTTTTAATACACTATCAGTCTCATCAACGATAGTAGCAACAACATCTTCACCAGAAGACATACGAATTAGTTTTACATTCATTTGAATTTACAATCACACATTAGTTCAGTCATACATGCAAGCGTATTGATTTCTGGATCAACAGCAAATGCAGACTGATATTGATATTTAGCAAAAATTAAAACTGCTTGTGGAATTGATGCAGATTCTAAAGCAGTATACATTGTATCATACACTTTACGATATACTGTACTCTGATCATTATCAAGGTTTTCCACAACCCATTTCCTTACCTTACCAAAATCTTTACTCTTCATATTAGAGACAAGATCTTTTAGGTTAACTTCCGAGACTGAGGTAAGAATTCCTGTGTCAATATTACCAACAGAAGAATATCTTTGCAGTTCGTTTAATACTCTTCTCCAATCAGGAAAAAACTTTTTAATTAATTCGGCAACAACTTTAGGATCATATACAATAGATTCTTCCTCAAGTATAGACCTGATACGGTTGAAAAACTGCCCCGCAATAACTGTCTTTTCTTTTCCGTTGACTGAGAAGTCAATGACTGCACATCGGGAATGGAGAGGTTCAATGATTTTGTTTTTGTAGTTGCAGGTAAAGATGAATCTGCAGTTGTTATGATACGCCTCAATGTTTGCCCGTAAGAGGAGTTGTACATCATTGGTTGTGTTATCTGCCTCATCAATGATGATAACTTTTGGTTTTCCATTTGCTTGAAGTGATACGGTCGTCGCAAAATTCTTTGCTTGGTTCCGTACCGTGTCCAGAAATCGTCCTTCGTCAGATCCATTAATTACGTAAAAATCAACACCAAGTTCATTGCAAAGAGCTTTTGCAACTGTAGTTTTACCGACACCAGGAGGTCCGGCAAGGAGGAGGTTTGGAACTTCCCCCTGTTTAACAAAACTTTGTAGAGTAGTTTTGATACTCTCGGGAAGAATACAATCCTCAATTTTAGTAGGACGGTATTTTTCAACCCAAATAAAATCACTCATTATCAATTAAAAGTAGAGTCGGGTTCTAAAGCAATAAGGTAAGATAAGTTCCACTTATCATGTGTAAACTTAGAAATATTTGCAGTAGATACCTGCACAGTATATACTCCCGGAAGAATTTTAAGGTTCTCTACTTTAAAGTTGAAACAAAACTCACTACTAGTTTTACCAACTTCCAACGAAGCTTGGTTGGAAGTATCATTATTCTTTGTACGAACTACAAGATTTATATTACCTTTTTCACCAACTAATGAAAGATCTGGTAATTGGGATATACTTGCAGCACGAAGTACTGAAGACAAAACTTCTTCGGTCAAAGTAAACTCAACATCAACAGAAGGAAGTTCAATATCTTTTTCTGGTGGTGCAGTGATCACACTAGGATCGGAGAAAAAATATTTAAATTTAAATTTATCGTTCGTGATGTGAAGATAAGATGTATCAGAAAAATCAAAGTCTGGATCCTTGAAGAGAGAAAGACTACCAAGAAATTCATTCAAATCATATACAGCAAAGTCATTTTGAAAAGACTCTGGACATTCAAATTTAGCAAGAATGTTTTTAGCAGGAGAAATAGTTCTCAAAATATTTCCTTGTTTAACAACCAATGAAGAATTGATGTTGGAAAAGTTTTTGAGAATGGTAAGAGTTTCTGGAGAAATGTTCATAATTATTGTGGGTAGGTTTCGCGTACAGAAGTTTTGTCAGAGAAGTGTAGAAGGAGAAGACCATAGTGTAAGATTTTAATTATATCACGTCGAGCAGTTCCCTTACGATCATATCGTGAAGCATACTTTAGGATGTTACTACGACAGAATGCCTCAGCGTCTCCACATGCTTCAATTAGATCTAACGTTTGAATACTGTCGTTTCCAGCAGAATAGTGTTGTCCATAAGTTCCAGAAATGTAATCACGTAACTCTTGCAGAAGTTCTTCTTCATTGTATTTCCAAGCCATAGCTATTTCATAATTAGTAGAGGGGATTTCTCCCCGTTGATTATACAAGGTATTAAGCCCCTTGTCAAGCTTCGGTTTCAACTTCATCCGGAACCACAATTTTATCATAAAGATCTAAGAAAGATTGTTTTGTATCTTCATCAAATCTATTCAAACAAACATTAATTGATTTTAATTCATTACCAAAAATACTGTAAGCACGGATAATGTGAACCAAACGACGAGTAGAAATAACTTCATCAACTCCACCTTCATCAAATGTTTTACGAATAATTTCAGCCCAAACTACAAGTGCATTAATAAATTTTTCATCGCAACACCCAAGTTCAGAACAATAGTTGTTTAGAATTTTAGTTTCAATTGCAATTGAAGGATATTCTTGTTCGAAAGTAAGAGCAAATCTTTCAAGGAATGCTTCATTGAGAACATTAGTTCCAATAAAACGACCATCATCAGAACCCTTACCTTTAGTGTTTGCAGTAGCAACTACATTAAATCCAGATTTAGGTTGTACATACTGACCAATCTTTTTAAGAAACACACCCTTCCCTTCAAGGATGGATTGGAGACAGAGGATTTTGTTTGAAGCAAGGTCAACTTCATCTAATAGTAAGATTGCTCCACGTTCAAGTGCTTCCACAACAGGTCCGTTATGCCAAACAGTTGACCCATCAACAAGACGAAATCCACCAATAAGATCGTCTTCATCAGTTTCAATAGTGATGTTTACACGAATCAGTTCACGTCCAAGTTGGGCACAAACTTGTTCAATAGATACAGTTTTACCATTACCAGAAAGACCAGTAATAAACGTTGGATAGAAGATACGAGATTTTACAATTTTCTTTACATCATTAAAGTTTCCAAATGGAACATAGTTAGGATCTTTCTGGGGAACTAAACTCATTTGTTCACAAACATCAGTATCATTAACTTGTACTTCTAGTTGTTTACGGACTTCAGCAATACTAAGATTATAAACACCTCTTCCAGACTTGAACGGTTCTAGACGTTTGCACACAGTAGCAAGAGAAACATCTGCAGTCTTGGTGTATTCAATTAGTTCCTTTCTACTAATGTTTTGACCGTACTGAGAAGTCAGTTCGGCGATCATTTGGTCAACTGTGGCTGTCATAACGGTTTGTTGAATACTTGGATATTATACAAAAAATATTGAGGGTTGGATACCCCCAGTAGACACTATGCGATCTGGTCCACGAACTTAGAAAGCACAACTTTATTGAGCATCTTAGTTTTTACATACTTCCTAAATTGATTACGAATTTTATTTTTAGTGTCACCTTGATTTACTTGAATACTATTATCCTCATTATTAAATCCAGATCCGTTTTCAAGAACAAAAAGTTCATCATATCCATATTCACTCACAGCAAAAAACTTATCGTTCTTCCACTTTTTACGATATGCACTCTCACTTATTTCATCATCATCACGAATAGCACGCATCAAATAACGAAGTTCACCAAGGTTATCAGCAAGACGAAAACCGATAACTTTAGATCCAGTCATCCACTTGTAGTAATCAATTAGACTACATGTAACACTATACCCAATAGAACTCCAAACTTGACCCTTGGTAATATTTGTGGCTACATAACCTGTCTTAGGATCTTTAATGCAAACATTATGAGATTCTGTATAGTACCCTACAGTACGACGACTAACGTATTCTTCTCTTTCATCTGTAGCATCAATAACACGATTAAACTGTAGGTGGTTAGATTCGCCATCCGTTAGGAAAACGGTATTGACTTTATCTACACGATGTCTTTTTTTGAATTTATTAAAAATTTCAATACCAGCAAAGATAGTATCATTCAGAGGAGTACTACCAAGTTCATACTTTCGATAATCACCATCGAATCCACGATAGATAATCATTTTAGTAAGATTCCAAACTCTCATAATTTGGATTTCAAACTCAGATCCTTTTATATCAGAGTTAAACATCTCAAACAAACAAAAACGTTTGTAAACGGCAATCTCATTATTAGTTTTACTTGTAGAAGTATCATAATAATCATGACCACCCCTATCAGTAAAAGCAAAAACTTGGAATGGGATGTTTACTTTTTTACAGAAGACAATCAAATTAATCAATTGTTTTACTGTACCAAGCAAAGAGTTTGACATTGAACCAGACCAATCAACATACATGATTAATCCATGATTTTTACCGGTAGGAACAACAGAAGTTTTCTTAAAGATGTCTTCGGACCAACGATAAGAAAATAATTTATTCGTATCGACAACACCAGTTTTTGCTACCGATGAACGTGCATATTCTTCAGCACGTTTTTTCATTTCAAATTCTTTGATGAGATAAGATACAGATTTATTACTTTCCTTTTTAAAATTTAGATAATCATTTTTCCATGACTCCAAAGACATACTAAAGAAACTATGTTTCTTAGACATATCACCAAGAGCATTATCTATATCAGAAGAAAATTCATCAATAGTAGTTATAAAATCACTCCAGTTAACTTGAGGTGGAGTTAAATATAAACGTTGAAGACACTCCTCATCAATTAATTTACGTTGGTTACGAGACCAAGCTTGATCTGTAGAGGAACCTTCAAGTTCTTCTTCATCATCAAAGTCATCAGAATCTCCACCATAATTATCATCATCAATATCATCAAAATCAGAATCAAATTGATCTTCAGTTTCAGTTTGATTTTTTTGTAGATCTTCAATATCTACAGTGTTACCACTATCACTAGGAGTTTGAGATTTATCTACATCTACGTCATCAATTTTTTCTTGTTGTTCTTCTTTTTTACTACGAACAAATTCAGCAATCTTTTCACAAACTTCTACAACATCAGTAAAAGTCTCTGCCGCGGTAGTCATATCAACAAACTGTTTCTCATCTTCCTGAAAAGGAATGATTGTAGAAACGTTATGAATACCAATTTTAAAATGGAGATTGATACGATCAATCAAAAGCATTTTAGAAACGTCAATATCTGCAATCTCAAAGAAATCACGATCATTTAATTCAGTGTATCCACTGAAAAATGACTTTACCAATCCAGGATATTTTTGTTTCATCTTACGTTCAATACGAGCGTCTTCTACGACGTTTAGATATGAACGAGGAAAATCATTATCTAAAGAATAATCAGAGGGAGTATACAAAGCATGTCCAACTTCATGACCAACAAGAAGGTCATAAATTTCATTAGTAATATTATCCCATGTAGGAAGATAAAGAATACGAGTCTCTACATTAAATGATGCTGTGGGAACGTTGGTGTGTTCTACCGTAAGATTTTCAGTAGCAAGCAGTTTAGCAAGATTACTTTTGACTTCTGTGGTGGACATGGAAGTTCCTCTGGTATATGGCTATAGTATCACATCAAAGGAGTCGAGTCAACTCCCATTCCATAAGTATCCCTTATCTATTTTTTTAAACTCAAAATGTTTATGAACAGAACCCCAAACTCTCTTATTTGTTTTAATTGAAAATCCCTTATCATAAATTTTATAATAATTTTCTGATAAAACGGCATTAGTTTTTACATATGTTTCAATACCATTTACTTCAACAAAACAGTTACAATTTCTAATATCACCAACAAATTTATTATCTAGGTAATTGTAAACAATATCACATTCTTCCCTATGTATAAAAGAATCAGAAAGAAAATCCTTTAAATTATTAAATCCCAAATATTTTTCTTTTTTTATATAATAACTTTGAACAAAAATTTTATTATCAATTTGAATTGGTTTTATTAAAAATTGTCTGTAAATTTTATCAGCAAAAATATTTTTTTGTTCTCCATATATAAAATTATTTGGTAACACGCAATGAGTTATCCCAACATAACTATACTTAGTAGGATCTGACAGTGCTTGATCTTTATTTTCATATCTACCATCAATCCAATTAAGAAATTTATCTATCATGATACTGTAACTTTACTAAAATTTTTAACTTTTTCAAATTTAAGAACTCTATCAAATTTATCTAAAAGAATCTCACCCTTATGAGAAATAACAAAAATATTTGTATCTTTATAAATGCCACGAATAATTCTCAAGAAATCTTCAGTACCAGAAACATCAAGTGAAGAATCGAATACTTCATCAAGAATTAATAAATTTGTATTAGCTGAATTTTTAAGTTTAGCAATAGATCTCCATGTAAACATTAAAGCAAGATCAATTCTCATTTTTTCTCCTTCACTAA